GTGTAGTTGTACATCTTATTAAACTCACCTAGAGGTAATCTTAAACCTATCCATGCACGATAGTAACCATTTGTTGTCATAGTCACTTCCTGAGCGAATACTTCGTATCCTCTCACTTGTGTTTCTTTTATAGTATTAACAAGAGCGGACTCTACATCATTTACTATTGTTTTGTTTTGAGTATTACCTAATTCAGAAACAAATATTTTTATCTTTTTATTCATTTCACCTTTGATAATATCAGCCATTTCTGCTTTCGCAATCATTTTTGCCTTGTCAATTGCAAGTTCTAATGCTGGCGAAACAGCAGTACCTACACCGTAGATACATTCTTTGTTTTTAGTTTTGCCAAATCGTTTCTTATCACACGCCTTTGACTCTGCAATATCAGCCATATACCAAGCAGGCACTTTTTTAACTGTTTTGTTACCTTCTTTTTTAATTGTATATGATTTATTTGCACAAGCGGTCATAGATATACCGATTAAAGCAATCATTATATATTTGAGATATTTACTCATTCACCTTCTCCTTCACATTATTATACACATTATACACTATTTCTTTAGTTTTGTCAACAGCCTGTGTATTGTTAACTGTTGCAACAAAAGGATCCCATGTAAAAGCGATACAAACCCACGCTACTACTAGGATAACTGCGGTTTTAATCATTTGATTATCTTCCATTCTCCGTTTGGTGTTAAACAAGCAGTACCAGGTCTTTTAAACCAACTGTCTGGTCTTGCATATTTACGGCAATACAACGGTGCATTGTCGTCTTTATAATAGAAAGAAGCAAACAACTCCCAATAACCAGGTTTCTTTGCCTTTTCTAATTCTATTTGTTTTTTCAATTTTTCTATTTCTTCATTTTTTGTTATACCAAACTTTGTATCGCTACAATGTAATTCTTCTTTTTTAATTATGTTATCACCCTCCTGTTTAATAACAACGGTTACAAAGCACCATTGACCATCAGGTGTAACCCAACGGTCTTTGACTTCACTTTTCATAACATTCTCATCTCTAGTAACCTCTATAATACCTTCAGTTGTATTTACTTTAGATACAGGATAAATTTGACCTGATAGATCACCATTCTCATTTGCAAAGGCATAAGCACAAATAAGAATAAGTGTTATTGTAATTAACATAAATTTTAATGGTGTTCTAGGATCAAAAGGCATTATTGTATTGTCACCCTTCCGTCAGGCATAATACATGCCGTACCAAAATTAGTTTTTCTAATAGGACCACTTGCAAAATAAGCAACAGGCCAAGATGGTGTTATATTAATTGTAGATTCATAATCTCTACATTTAATAGGTCCTTCGTACCAAGTTCTAGTAGTTTTAATTATACCAGAGTTTTTAGTATTAGGATTATACCAATTTGTAATATTAGGTTTATTAGGTGCCCCTATTAAATGATCTACAAAATAATGTTTATGAGTATTAAAATCATCATTCCATATTTGATCTGCACCAACAACGGCACCAACAGAAGCACAGGCAGCAATTGTAGTAGGGTCATTTACAACACCTGCACATACACCACCTGAAGTTATTGCACCCATAGTAGAACCTGTTGTAGAAACCATATAATCTCTACTTGCACAATTGGTTAAACTAATTGATAGAATTATTAGAAGTATTATTTTTTTCATTTTCTTTTTGTTTACGTTCTTCTTCTTCTTCTCTTTGTTGTTTCATCCAGTAAGGTTCAATTCCTAATTTTTTATAGTTGTACATATCTGGATCACCAGAAGCATACATTTTAATTAGATTATCAAACTTAATATCTAAATGTCTGTATTGATTAGGATGTGATTTCTTAGCGTCAGCATGTCCTTGCAAATATGCAATTCTGTGAGCATAGGACTCTTTGCCGTCTTTAGATTTTTTCTTTAAGTCTTTTTGTTTAACTATTTCAAATTCTTCAAATAGCATTTCTTTAGTCATCATAATGTTTATCCTCCACGTTTGTTAACATTTATTGATAATAATATCATCTTTATTCTTTATTGTCAAGCATAAAAAAAGCATTGATTTTACTAGGTTTTTAGAAGAACAAAGCAAGAACATTGACCTATTAACTACTAAAATCCATACCAGATTCTCTTATTTTACTGCAAATATCTGGTCCATCAACTGCTTTGATAATGTAATAATCTTCGTTGTTATCAATAACCTTTGATATTAGATTGTTTTCTTTCCAAAAGGTCTCTGCCCTTGCTGTCAAGGGTCTAATTAAACAAGTGCCATCATTGGCACTTGTATAAACAAAGTCAGCATTTATCATTATTGCTTACCCTTAAACATAGTCCAAGGCCACTTTGTTTTCATCTCAGCCCAACTATTCTTTTGATACTCTTTTGTTTTGTCAACTTCACTAGAAATAAAGTTAACAATTTTACCTGGTGTTTCTGCTATAGCATTAGCAAACTCTTTAGGTGTTATTGTCTTTTCATCTGCACTTGCCATACTCATTGATATTAGTATAACTGCAACTAATGAAGCAACAAATAACATTGTGTTTTTCATATTCCACATTATGTCTTTCTCCCCATTGTTTTAAAATCGGTCTTATCCACAACTTGATAATTACCTTTGTTGTAAGCAATACCGATGGTTTTACCTTCAGGCAGTTTTACTTTGGGTAAAGTTCTCTTTACACAAGCGCCTGGGATTCTATCACTTGTTGGTATAGAATTACGTGGTAGACCATTTATATCTAATGTATAGTCAGGTCTCTCAAAACCTTGTAGAGTCCTAGTAAATGACTCTCTATTAATCTTTTGCCACTTGGGCTTATTTGTCTTCTTCTTTTTTCTCATTTAATCCTGTAACCATTAATGGGTCTAATTGTGATTGCTCTTCAGCCCATAAATCAAATTCTGTTATTTGTTGTTTAATATCTTCTCTTACTTCAATTAAATCATTGGTTGCATTTACAACTTTTAATTCTGTATCTTTAGAGTCATTATACTTTATAGATTGTAATTTGTCAATAGCATTTTTTATCTTTTCTAAATAATCTCTTTCCTTTATAAACATTACTTAACACTCCTTTTATGACTTTCAAAATTGTTAACAAAGACTCTTACTAGTCTGGATACATCAACGGTTTCTTCCCTTAATGTTTTTGGGTTTGTAAATATAACCCTACTTGAATTTACTTTTAATATTTTTTCACCTTTATCATCTACAACAACAGCGTCATCTGTATGCTTACGCCAATCGTGTGAAGAATATCCTAATACGTCATTACTCATAACTAAAATATTTTACCTTTCCTTCTACATAACCATTTGTCTTAATTTTAATATCTGGTTTTGTAAACATTGTATTTGCGTCACCTTGTTTGTAACCTTTTTTATGTGATAGTGTAATATGAGCAGCACCCTTATCATGTCTTTTAATTTTTTTATCATTCATTAAAAACATATCGCCAACCCATAATGCGTCAATATTAGCATTTGATCTATAACCTTTTATCATTGCACCCACTTTTTTACCTACTAGTTTAGAATATTTGTTATATACTTTTTTAATAGGTTTATAAGCAAGTGTAATATGATCTGATACAATAACAGGCATTGTAGCATTCTTTCTAACTACACTACAACTTGCCTTATCTAATTGTATAGCAAAGTATCCGTTCATTATTTTCCTCTTTGACTTTCTGCTTCTAAATTTAAAGCAACATCAACATCTGATTCTTCTTTATCAGTTAATTTTATTTTAGTCAACTGGTGAGGTTCATCTTCATCAGCCCAAGTATCAATATGGATATCTTCAGCCTCAACTGCTTCCTCTAAAGTCTGATTATAACTATCGGTATCATATTTTACTTTACCAATAAATTTACTATCATCTGACTCAACATAGTTAGCGTCAACCACATAAGTTTCAACACCATCTGAAGCGTCAACTATATCTTTATTGATTGCACTATGTTTAATACCACCGAAGTCTGAAAACTTTTGATCAGCTTCGTCTTTATCTTTTGCCAATACATCTTGTTCTACCACAAGTGTATAATAAGTTTTCTTTCTATATAAGTTTTTACCAACGTCATCTTTAAAATACATAACGTCTGTTTGTACATTAGTTGCCATATCGAGTTCCTCCTTCTCTCATTAATTTATTTTTATAAGTATCGGCCGTTAAACTTTTTGTAAGTTCAGGCGAAAAATCATGTTTAAAAAATTGTCTAGTATTCCATAACTGACCGTAGTCATTAAAATATGAATTATCATTATCAACAATGTCAGCACCAAATTCATCTGCATAGGTTCTGTAATATTCATCACCAGTAAGTATTTCTACTTCACTATAACCTGTAGCATTTGTAGCAGTTTCATTATAATTTTTATCACAGAAAGTTTTTATTTTATTTTTAAAATCTTTCTTATTAAGTTTATTTAAAAACTTGATAGGTACGTTTCTGAATATAGTATAATAAGTACCAAAAAATTCATCATATCCATAACTCTCTGAATCTTGGTATTCTCTTTTATATACTAGATTAAATGTATTATTTTTTGTAAGTTCTTTTGTCATATGTACTAATAATACACTATATTAGTATATAAAACAAGCACTATTTTCCTTGATTTTACTAGGTTTTTAGGGTATCTAGTAGCGCATTTTGACGCACTTTCTCTAATTTATGTTCATTATGCGTTGGATATGTAAAATTTCTATATAAATCGGGCTTTTCCTTACATAACGATTCGTATTCTTCTTTTAATAATAACCCAAATTCTGCACATTTTGTCATGTCCTCCGTCACATAGCCGTCTATATAACGGTATCCTCTTGCGATTGCACTAGATACCCTCTGATTACCTCTACTAATACACCATATAAACCCTTCATTATCAACCTTTTTTAAACTGCGATCTCTGAACGGTATATTGCCTATACGTTGTCCTGCCCACTCTTCCTCTGTCATCTTACATACAACTATGGGATTATACATTAGGTCTTTTTCTTCTACGTCTGGTACTCTAAAACCAGGTCTATCTAAATGTGTAAGTTTTGAAATATCTAATACCTTTATAGGTACATTAAACCCTCTATGATTTACAAAGTTTCTGGTTTCTCTACGCCATTTTGCTTGTAGATATTTTGATACATCAAAATTATCATCTATTTCCAGAATTGGGTTATCCATTCGCCACTCTCATATTGCATTGCATAATCAGGATTAGGATGACCATGAAATACACATACTTTTGCTTTTTGTTTTAAAGGATGTTTTTTAGGTAAATACTTTTCGTATTTTTGTGGTTGACCTCTTTCAGGCCATTTAAATGAATATGTCCAGTCATCTGGTAATATTCTTGTCATTCTATGCCTTAACATCATATCGGTAATTACATTTTGATCACCATGTATACCATCATACTTTGATTTGTTTTTCATATAATCATCATAGATAAAACTATGATATTTTAAATTATATCTTTGTACACTAGAATTAATTGTTGTTGTTGGTTGACCAAAATCTCTTATACATAAAAAATCATCATCTAGGTATTGAGTAAAGAAGTCATCTAGTTTATTTACTATTACTACATCTAAATCTAGGTATAATATATTACCCTCTATCTCTAATCGTTTATCATATAGGTGCATTTTATTCCACCAACCATCAAATTGTGGATCTGGTATTCTGATTGGTTTTATACCATCAGTAAATGGTTGATTAGTTTCATCTGTTAAGCAGTAGAAGTTAAATTTATCTTTTAGGTTTCTTTTACACATACTATAAAGTATGTTAACAAACTTAATAGGATATTTTGTTCCCCAAAAAACACATATAACATTATTCATTTTTGTATTGTTCTTGTAATACTTTATATGCAACACCATCCTCTATTTCTTGTATAGTAAATTGATGGTGAGTTAACCAATTTAACCATTCGGTTACCGTTTTTCTTCCTGGTTTCATAGGTTTTTCTACAAACTTAGGTTCTCTACTTGATATAGGCCATGCACAATTATTAGCGTCTGCAATTACAGGTACCATATTTAAAACTGCGTCAACAGCTGCCAATGACATATTTGTGACTAGACAATGAGCGCCTTTTAAATCTTCTTTTATATCTTTACCCCACCATTCATTATGTGGTCTAGGTTTGTTTCTTAATCTTATATTTCTTTCAGTATGTTTTCTTATTTCTTCACCTGCACCTTTTATCCATTCTTCTTGTGTCATAGCATTAATATGAAACGTAACCGTAGGTGATGAAGGGCATAATAATATATGATCTGTATTTGTAGTCCATCCTTTAAACTCTGCGTCTATACCTTTTTTTAATAGTTCTTTATGTCTTGCTGGTGAACCTACTTTACCTTTTTTAGTATGAATAGCCCCTTTGACTATTCTAAAATAAGTTGTATCATAATTATTAATTTTTGGTTCAGGATATCTAGTTATTTGCTCTGTCATATAACCAACATCTACATACCAATATTCTTCTCCTTTAGCAATACATTTTTGTATTTCAGGAATATTCTTACCTGCTAGTCCCCAAAAAAAGTGAACAGGTTTACCTTCGTCTTTCCACCCTTTCTTTATAGCAGGCCATATTTGATGAGATAAACATTTATCCCAATCCATTGTGTGAGTTATTATCATAACATATTATATCCAAATGTTTTAAAATCTTTTTCAAAATACTTATTAACAAAATCTTTACATTTTATTAAATCAGAATTTCTTTGTTTTATCAAATGTTTTGCTGACATATTACTTTTTTTTATTTTTTCAATACCATATGATTTTAAAAAGTTTTCTACTTTAACATAATTTTCATGTTTAAATATTGTTATATCATTACAACCTTCTAAAAATAAATATTGTGGTTTTGACATTACTAACATTTTTGCTAACTTATTAGGCAATTTTTTTGTTATCATACATTTTTCTATATTGTCTATGTGTTCATTTATTGTATAATTATCATAACCACTTTTCTTTTTTATCATATAAAAATAAGAAACAAATCTATAATATGGATTTCTAACAATAGTAAATTTAATCATATTATCTAATTGTTCTTTTGTAAAAATATTTAATTTTTGATATTGTTTGTAAGTTAGGTGTGCTAATAACCACTCGTATTTACCAATTTTTTCTCTACCAGATTTAAACACATTTAGAGATTTATTAGAAAAAAAACTACCTTCTTTATTGTGACCATTCTTATATAAAAAACTTTCTAGTATGGCCGTACCTCCTGTTTTAGGTATGTGTATCATTAACAAGTTATCTTTTTTACTATACATTATATTTTTTTATTATAAATTTATTTTTGTTGTTTCTGTATATACATTAAACCATTCTTTTGAATAATCACAATTAACATAGTCATAAAAGTAAGGACCACCTAATGTAAAATGCACATTGTTTGCTAAAGGATTATATTCATATTCACCAACTAACCAGTTCCAAGTTTTAGGTATTGCACCTATATCTCTCTCACTTTCTAACCATTTAAATTGATGTAATTCTAAACCACTAGCAGTTCTTACATATTCAGGTGTAAGTAGTTTGCACTTTGCATTATTCATTAACATTAATGATGACCAATTCTTTTTAGGAAACTTCTCGTTCTTTGCACCCCTAAACTTAACATCTTGTTTAGGTTCATAATTATGTTTTACACACATTACAGCATAATCATCATCTCTTAATTTCCACAATTCGTTTATATCAGTTCTTAATAACATATCACAATCCATAAAGATTGACCAACCTTCATAGTTTGACAAATAAGGAACCATAAATCTACTAAAGGCAAACTCTGTTGATTGATTACTTTGTTTATCTCTTATAAAATGATTTCTTAATGTATTTAAATCTATTGGTGTAATACTAATAGGTTCACTTGATTGTTTTCTAATACTTTCTGCTAATACATGAAAGGCAATCTTTTCACCCTCATCATATCCTATAAAAATTCTTATCATACTCTTGCCTCTGGACTTTTACCTTTTAGTTTTCTATTGCCTTTTGTGTGATCATAAACAGGACCTAATACTGATCTTGCCTGCACATGGCCTGTATCGTTATCACCTATGTTATGGTTTTTAACACCTCTATCTTCAAATCTTTTTCTAACTACATCCCAAATATATGAGTCGTGTTGTTCCTCTTCTTTATAAATTAAATCTAAATTATACATGTGTTGCATTTCTACTGCGTATTCTTTTGTGTTTGGATGATTTAAATTAAAATATAAAAAACCACACTCACTATAATTAGGTCTGCCTAAATAAGTCATCATACAATCATCTCTGTGAATATGTTTTTTAATCCAATCTACATCTATCTTTTTATAAAACACACTATCAGCGTCTATGCAAATTAAACCATCTACTTCTTCAGTCATTAAGGCATGTGTATAAGCATAAACTTTATAGCAAAATCTTACACCATCTTTTCTATAATCATTATTTTTTTCTTCATAACTAGTATATTTGTGTCTATTTTTATTTCTTTCTACAAATTTTTTACATTGAGGTATTTTATCGTACATATCAATATCTTCATTATAAACTTTTAACTCAAATGGCCAATTATAAGTTTCTTTAAATCTATGAGCATATGCTTTATATAATTTATTATTGTATGATGTAATAGTTTTAATCTTCATTATCATATTCTCTATAATCTGGTTCTAAATATTTTATTAGTTGTGGATAGTCATGTTCTTTTTGTTCTTTTTTACCTTTATCCCAATCTCTTAAAATACTATCTTTGTGATAAAAAATAACTTCGGAATGTATCCAGTTATCAATCTTATAACCTTTATTATATAACCAATGTTTCATGGTAGCAAATTCACCTTTAGATGTATTCTTATCTTTATATTCTAATACAATAATAGGTCTGTTTATTTCAATGGTTTTTTCTGCACCTTTTAATACTTGCCATTCGTATCCCTCAGCGTCTATCTTTATTAAATCTACTTGTTGTATTTTAAACGAGTCTAATGGTTTAATTGCCACATCTATAACTTTTTTGTTTGTGTCGGGATCTGAATTTAATTCTATATGTGAATTTCCTGTATTTTCTTTTTCAATAACAATTTTTAACTCATTTGATTCTTCTTCACCTAAAGCACAACAATGTATTTCGTAATTTTCTATGTTTCGGTCTTTTAGATTTTCTTCTAAACATTCAACAAATTCTGGCACTGGTTCAAAACAAACAACTTTATTAAAATAATCTGCCATATCTACAGCCCATAAACCTACATGAGCACCTATGTCAATTGCTGTTCTTCTTCTACTTAAAAATTTACCAGCAAAGTTTAAGGTATAATCCCTTTGAGTAGTTTGATAATTACAACCTCTATTTTTACTAGTGTCTTCGGCAAGCTGTTCGACAATATGTTTATCTGTCTTAGGCAACCACCATTTATTAAATCGCTTTTTCATTTAAAATAATCGCCTCACTTAAACATTTATCTCTTGGTCTATTTAAGTAAATACTATAACCTTTTGATTTAAATTCTTTTAATAAATCTTCGTATTGTTTTAAACTTTCTTCGTTATCAATTAACTTTACTTCAAACTCTATAAGAAATGCTTTAAAGTTTATATTGTTATCTAATATCTCTCTACAAAAATCAAACCATACACCCTCTATATCTGCCTTAATTATATCAACTTCTGGCATATCATCTTGTATTATTGTTTTTAAATTTTTTGTAGGCACTTCTATATGTTCTGGATTTTCACCAAATTGTGGTAAAGGTAATAATGAATAACATCTACTTAAATCATTTTTATCATAATAAAATTTCATAGTACCATTATCTTTTGCATATGCAATTTGATGATACGTCATATTGTTTTTACCATAAAAATCTTCTTTAAATAATCTAACGGTGTCAGGTGTGGGATCATAACAATGTATATTTAAATTAGCATTATCTCTTAACATAGATTGTTCCCAACCTACATCTCTATGTACACCTAATGATAATACATTTTTACTTTCTCTTACTATGTTCTCTGGTAACCAGTAGTTCTTATATTGTTTAAATGATTGAGGTGCCATGTAAATGCCCTCTATTCTTTTTATTTCAGTTTTTAATTGTTCTATATTCATTCTACTTTCCAATCTGTTTCAAAGGTAACATAATTAAGCTGTATCCCCCTTCGCTCGGTTCTTATTGTCTTGCCCTTCTCCATTCCGTGCCATTTGTTAGGGCCGTGAAATATATAACCGAAGTTATGCCAAAATGGTACCGTGTGTTTAAGTTCTAATTGCTCATTATATAAGTCAGTACCTAAACTTATATCTTCAGCAGTATCATTAATATATATCAAACTTGATATTAACTTCTCTGGTATATCACAATGAGGTTTTAACCAAAATCCTTGCGTATCATTTAATACTTCTAATCTCACATATGAACCTACAAAGCTTTCTTTATTGCCTACTAATTTTGCAATCATACTTCTTATAGGTTCTGTTTGTAATTCTTTTATAAACTTTACAAGTTCAGGATATTTACTTGTATTTTCTTTTGTGATATACTCTCTAAACTTATCATTTTGTTTACCTATACCGTCTTTATAACCTGATCTAGTACCATCATTTAACACTTGCGTCCTATCAATGTCAGCAGTTTTAATTTCATCTATTTGTTGTGGTGTTAAACATTGACCAAAGGTAAAGTATTCCCAAGGTTCATTATGTTTAGTTGCCCTCAATAAACTACTATATAATTTTGACATCTTTAATCCATTCTTTTAAATCATCTGTCCATTTTTTCATACCTATATGATTACTATGAACATCATCATCTGCTACATAATACTTATCGTCTAAATTAGATTGATACAAACTATGATTTGGTTCATAATAATATTTAAGATCAATTTGTTTTTTTATCTTTTGCACTTCCCAATTTTTAGGTTCCTCTTTCATTAAACCACTTATTGTATTATACATAAAATACTTTTTTCCTTTTAGTAGTTTTTGTATAAGTAAAATGTTTTTAAAACTATGATACATCATTTGTTCTGGCAGGTCAAATTCTTTTAAAGTCATCTCATCCCACTTTTTTGTCATAAACCAATCTTGTGGTCTTTTAGGTCCTCTAGTAAAACCTATGTTTCTTCTTTTTTTACTTTGATCTACTTTTCTTGTTGATGAATATTGAAATCTATTTGAGTGTGATAAACCAATCATAAAAATACCTTCATCATCAAAACCATATGTTAATAATCTTCTTACAATCGTATCTATACTAGCACCTGGACTTGCAAAGTTAACTTCTAATAAATTAAACTCATCAGCAATAAATGTAGCAGGAGATTTATGCACATCAAAATTGTTTTTTTCAATTGCACAATTACCATATGAAAAACTATCACCTAAATTATACAACTTTAACATTATATTTTTCCTCAAACTTTATGGCATGAAATCTATTGTTCACCATTGGTTTACCTTTTATATTTAGAGATGTATTTAATAACATAGGACAACCTGTCTTTTCTTTCCATGATTTAAGAAGATTGTAAAACCCAGGATTATCTTTTTCATTAACCGTTTGTACTCTACTTGTACCATCTTTATGTACTATTGCAGGAAATTCGTCTGGATACTTACATACAGCAATAAACTGCATATAAGGACTTCTTCTAACAGGCATTGTAAAATATTCGTGTACATCTTCCTCTAATATTGCAGGTGCAAATGGTCTAAATTCTTGTCTTCTTTTTATAGCATTTACTTTATCTTTTATTTCATCACCTCTAGGATCAGCAAGTAATGATCTATTACCTAATGCTCTAGGTCCATATTCTGCTCTGCCGTTTGCTACACCTACTATTTCATTTATACTTAATTCTTTTAATATGCTATCAATAGGATATTCACCTTCAATATTTGTTCCTAAGAAAGGTCCTTGCCAATCAAGTTTCTTTTTAGTGACAGCAGGTATACAACCTAATGCTGAACCACTATCGCCTGGGTTAGGCATAATCCATATGTTCTTATTTTTAATTTTACTATTTGCCAAACAATTTAAAGCACAACCTCCACTTAAAATTAAATTAGGTTTTTTACAATATTCGTCTATGATTTTTAGTAGTTCTTCTTCATACACTTTTTGAGCAGAAGCTGCTATGTCAAATTCATTTATACCAGGTAGTATATTACCACAACCTCTATGATTATTAAGTTGTCTAACTAATCTCATATAATCTACATACTTTGGTTCACCATATGCAGCCATACCCATAGTAATATATTCTTCTTCGTTTGCTTTCAATCCTATTCTATCTGTAATTGCTGAATAAAATAAACCTAGTGAATTAGGATAATACCACGACTTGATTTTCTTTTCATTGTCCCATAACGTAATAGTTTCAAACTCACCTATTGCGTCTATTGTTAGTATATCAGCGTCATCAAATGGTGCTGTATAATAACCACCTGCCATGTGTGAGTGATGATGTGATACATATTCATCAATCTTAATATTAAATTGTTTTAAATATACTGATGGTAGTTTTTTATAATCAAATGCTGTTTTGTATTGACCTGCTACAAGTTGTCTAGCTTTCTTTAACATTGGTCGTTCATAATAAACAACATAATCCCAAGGCCCATTCATATGTGCCTCACTTACTATATCTAAATTTAAAAACTTATCGTTCTTAATTTGTGAATATCTTTCAGAGTGAGCAGCCCATATTATTTTATCGTCTTCAACAATTGCCATAGCTGCGTCATGGTTTAAGCAATTGATTCCTAAATATCTCATTCGTATAAAAATGGGTCTTCGTCTTTATTCTTTCTTTTTCTAAACCAGTTCTTAATTTTTTGTATAAGTTTTTTTATCATTTTTCATCCTGTAAAAAATTATATGCGTAACCACTTTTCATTTCATCTAAAGTAAATTGAGCACCTGTTAGTGAATATAACCATTGTTCTCTATCAGGCATGTGTGGATCATCAACTATATCTAAATTATCTAAACTTAAACTAACAGGTTTAGCAGGTGAGTGTTGACTAGTAAAACTAGGTACACCATTTACTACTGCCTCTATAGCACACATTGAATGCCAAGACACCATCGCCCAACAATTTTCTAAATCTTCTTTAAGAGGTTTACTAACTTTTGTTCCCCAATCTGCGTTTTCAACATATTTGTATCTAACTCTAATCGGTCTTCTACTTGTTTTTTTAATTTCTTTTATGACTTGTTCAGTCCATTTATGTCTATCAATACCATACCATTTTGCTGTGTGATAACTAGGTGGTATAACTAGTATATGTTTACCATTTTCACGCCAAGGTTTAAGAGTTAATTCATCTTTTGTTTTAGAATATAAATCTTCATATCTTTTTTTATATTTTTTATCTTTACTAATAAATGTTTTTTGTGTATTGTTGACGCATATTCTATACCACATACTATTTGTTTCTTTGTGTATTTGATAACCTGTAGCAAAAAAATAAGGTTGATCAAAATAATAATATTTGTTATGATTTCTTTTTACGATTTCTACAAGTTCGTGTGTGTTTCTAATTAGACCTTGAAAGGCAATCTCAACATCTTTGTCTAATTTATAACCCCAATCAGGCCAATGAAAATTATAATACTTTTCACCTGTATCTTTTTGTATGCTAGGAAAAAATCTATTATCTTGCTTTTCTATAAAAGCTTCAATAAATTGATTAGCAGTTGTTTTTGTCCCAAAACCCCAAATCATTTTTTAAAGATGTAATACTTTCTTTTACCACTTACTCTAGCATTACCACTAGATGTTTCATTGCCAAATTTATCTCTAAATGATTTTAACATTTTATCTACATGTGATTGATTTAATGGTCTGTTTTCTAACTTTTGTGTTTCATAAATCATCATGCCATTTTCTTTTACTAAATCATAATGTCTTTGAGCAATCTCGTCTTCATTTAGACCATCATTATCTCTTACTTGAATTGTCATAGCAAATGAAAATACAACATCATAAGTATCGTTGTGATCAGCACAAAATTCTTTTAATGTCTTTTTAAACCAGGTCATATTTTCTGGCATATTTTCTGGTGCTTCTACAACAGGTTCTACTGCTGAAACGTGCATAAAATCTTTTGCTAATTCAACACCAAACTCACCATGATTTGCACCTAAATCTAATAGTGTTTTGTCTTTACTTGCAAATTGTCTTAAATCTAAATTTTCAATACGCCACTTTGCACTATTACCTTCATTTGATTTTTGATAATTATTCCATTCATTTTTAATCATATTGTTTGCCTTTCTTAATCCTTCTTCATATTTATGGTAGCTTCTTTTATCTAATATATCTCCAGTCACTAATAATATTTTAAAACAATTTTCCCAAAATGATACATCCCAGTTATCTCTTATATGTTTTAAAAATCTAGGATCAAATTCGTCTATCTCTTTCATGCCCTCTGGTAAAGAATATTCAAAATCTATTATTTTTAAAACACCATCATGTAATAAAATATTATTTGTTTGTAAACCAAAACCTAATAATTTTATATTTGCTTTCTCAATTGCTTCTGATATTTCCCAAACTTGCTCTAATAAATGTGGTCTAGGTTTATTATCAAATGGATATCTCTCACCACAATAAGTCATTTGTATTTTTCTGTTTTTATCATCAAATCCTAATATTTGCGGAAAGTGTTTATTACCTTTTAGTCTTATTAAAGCTTCTTTTTCTCTTTGATAACTTTGTTGACCGTTACCTCTATATCCTTTGTCAATGTCATAATCAAATATTTTTTCTACGACTTTACCATCAATAAAAACATTGCTTGCTTTACCTTGTTTATATACCTTCATAACCTGCCTTTGCAACGTAAAAAGCGTCAACTATATCTGTGACTGGATTATTTAATTTAGATTGATCAAATTCTTTCATTAAATCTACACCTGTTTCTTTTACAAATTGTTCATACATCTTTAACTTATCAGCATTGCCTTTACCTGTAGCATTCTTTTTTACTCTACCTGGTACAATACTTTTAAATCTTTTATTTAAAACATAGAGTTTATGTTTTAATGTACCCATGTTTTCTGCTAGATTAAATACAAGACCTTTACTACCAAATGAATAACCTTCTATAAAAATATTACCAATAGAAGTACCAATAACAGAAAGCGCCCAATTGGAAATTTGATCGTGTCGTTGTGTCTCGGAGGTATAGGGTAGATGTAGTCTGCCATTTATTTTACCATTATAAAAATCACCTTCATATTTTTTTACATTTGTTAAGTAATATATTTTACAATTACTTAATTTAAATGGTCCTTTGCAAATACATATTGCAGGACTACTTAAACTATAATCAATTCCAATCGTCTTGTTCTTCTTCATTACCAAAATCAGCGTCTTCTTCTTCTATTAAAGACTCTGCCCCACAAAAAGGACAAGTAGTAGGTTCTAAATCTTCATCTTCCCACTTGATACTATACTCAGCGTCACAATGGTGACATTTTAGTTTTGTTTGATTAACCATTATAGTTTAAATGTTTTAAATTGATCTTTCTTAACATCTTGTTTTACACCACCTATAACATAAGACTCAATCTCTGTTTCTTGTGGTGCGTTTTGTAATGATCTGCTGTTCAACCAATGTTCAGTCCATGGCAATGGATTTGTATTGATTGATTGTTCGTATTTAGGTTCTAATCCTATTGCTCTCATTCTTCTATTTGCTATATATTCGACATATTGATGTAATAGTTTTTCTGATAAACCTATCATACTACCTTTAGAAAATAGATAAGTTGCCCATCTTTTTTCCTCTTGTACAGCTTCATCATATAATTTATAGACTTCTTCTTCGGTATCTTTTATTACCTTGTCCATTACTTTATCTTTTTCAAAGTTTTTGTAATTGTTTATAATTCTTTGTGACATTGCAAGGTGTTGACTTTCATCTCTAGCAATTAGAGATAATATCTTTGCACTACCTTCCATAAGTTTAAGTTCGCCAAATGCAAATGAACAAGCAAATGATACATAAAATCTTAAACCTTCTAATATGTTTACGGTTACTAGGGCAAGCCATA